GGCTGGCTCGAAGAAAGCCATTGAAGCGACCGAACCTGTCAATTCCGCTGGAGTTATCCCGGTCACGACCGATGAGGCCGACCGCCCGTTTAAGACACTGGCAGAACAAGCCATCGCCGTCAAGAACTATTACACCTCTCTCGGTCGCACGGTGGACCCCCGCATCAAACGCTTGCAGGCAATGGAAGCCAAAGCCGTGCAAGGCGCATCCGAAGGCGTGCCCACGGACGGCGGTATTTTGCTTGAGCCGACCCTGACCGCCGAGGTCATCAAACCAATCCATGAAGAAGGACCATTCGCCAACGCCGTGCGAAAACTCCCCGTTTCCAATAACAGCAATTCTGGATGGATCAACGGCGTAGACGAAACCAGTCGCGAAACCGGCTCACGCTGGGGCGGCCTGCGTGGTTATCGCCTGGCAGAGGGCGAAACGGTTACGAAGAGCAAGCCGAAATTCAGGCGCATTCAGTGGGAACTCAAAAAGTATGGTGTGCTCGTATATGACACCAACGAGCTTTTGAGGGATGCCGCACAGTTTGCCGCGATCGTGGAGCAAGGGAGCCGGGAAGAAATTGGCTTCATGCTCAACGACGACATTCTGAACGGCTTGGGCGTGGCTGGCCCGCAGGGTATCATGCAATCCGGCGCGCTGATTTCCGTGGCGCGCAATACCGCCTCCACGATCAAAGGCGATGACATCTCCAATATGTGGATGCGGCTCTCTCTGCGCTCGAAGGCGCGCGCGAATTTTTACATCAATCCTGATTGTTCTGCGCAGCTTGACAGTCTGTTTGCAGTCGGCTCGACCTCCGTCCTGTATCCCTATGCGAGTTACCGCGATGGGGTCCGCACATTGTACGGTCGCCCGATCATCGAAACCGAGTTCAATCCGTCGCTCAATACAAGCGGCGATATTCTGCTCGCAGACCTGAACGAGTATCTTCTGTGGGAAAAGGGCAACGTGGAAATGGCAACCTCCATGCACGTTGAATTCCTGACCGATCAGGAAGTTATCCGCTTCATTTACCGCGCAGACGGTCAGACCGCGCTTGCTTCGGCGCTCACGCCCTACAAAGGTTCAAACAACCGTTCGCCCTTTGTCGTGCTTGGGTCGGCTTCGGCATAAGGAGATGACACAATGAAAGACGCTCGATTTGTCACGATGGAAAACATCGTTCCGCTCGTTTCCCCCGCGGATGTGACCACAAGCGCGACGGCTACCGCCTTCGTGGATATGAAGAACGCGCTGCACGCTACGTTCTTTGCATTCTTCGGCTCGATCACATCCACCTCCGCAGATCAGGCCGTTGTGGTGACGATGGAATGTGCAACCGCTGCCGCTTCTGGTAGTGAAGTTGCTATCGCGTTCAGCTACCGCCTGTCCGGTGCAGTTGCGGCGAATACCTGGGGCGCGATCACTGCCGCGACTTCAAGCGGCGTTTCGGTGGGCACAACCGACGATGACAAGATCCTCGCGGTGGACATCAATCCCGCTGCACTGGAAGGTGCACTCGCTGACGCCCGCTTTGTGCGTATGGTCATCACGCCTGACGCAGGCGCTTCGGCTACCGAAGTCGCAGCCTGGGCCGTGCTCGACCCGCGCTATCCGCAGTTGACTCACAAGTCCGCTACCTAATTCACAAAGGGGAGAGGCTAACCCCTCTCCCCTCTGAGGTTGTCATGTCGATACAAATCGAAAAAATTTCTGACACCCGGCTTTGGATTCATGATGGCGCTACGAACATCATGGATATTGATACGTCCAATGGTGTGCGGATTGATAGCGCGTTCAAAATCGGTACGGACCTTGTAAGTCCCTCCTCTTCCGAGTTGGCGGCGATCAATGGACTGACCGCTACAGCCGCTCAATTGAATATTCTCGACGCTGGCAATCTGGATTTAGCCAGTACCTCTCCCGCAGGTCATGCAATCGACCTTGAAGGGATGACGCTGGCGGCTAACAAAAACGCCATTCGCGGCGCAAGCGTCAACCCCACCCGCACGAGCGGGTGGATCAGCTTTAGCGGCACAGTCGGAGCGACCCCCGCACAGGTGTACACGGATTATCGCGAACTCCACACGACTGGCGTGGCAGAGGTATTAGGCGCTGGCTTCTTCCCATTCATGGACAGCGGCGCATCGTGTGCGAGTATGTTCGCTGTACAGGCAATTTGTGAAGTGGATGCGGGTTCAACGGTTCTAACCGCAGGCGGATTGCCCGCTGTTGGAATATTCCCCATTTTTGCCAAGCTATTACTCAATGGCGAGACTTTCAACTCGGGGGGAGTAGCTGCCGCGATATTCTTGGCGGTCCAGTCAAACGTAACTGATGTAAGTGCTCAGGATGTTTCGGCTCTCAATATCGAGAACGCGTCAGGCGTTACAAAGTCTTTGCTTCATTTGACCAATACGGCTAACGGCTTCACAAATCTTTTATGGCTCCCTGACGATGGATTGCCCGCTAGTCTCACCAATGGCTCAGACCTCAATGATATTTCTGCTACGGCAAATCAGGGCTGGATCAAGGTGCTGATTGATTCGACTGTCCGCTACATCCCGCTCTATGCTGCGAAAGCCTAATCATGGACAAAGAAGCTATTGAAAAGCGATTATCTGAATTGCGGAGAGAATTGGAACGAGTGCAGGCAAATGGCAATGCTCTACTTGGAGCTATTCAAGATTGCGAATACTGGCTTGCAAAGTTGAAGGAAAAAGAAATAGAAAGCGCGCCGAATGAATAAACTTGCCATAGTCGGAAGCGGACCCGACACGCGCGATAACGCCCCCTGGGATGACCCATCTTTTGACATTTGGGTTTTCAACGAAGCCGGTAATCATTCGTGGTGCAAGCGCTGGAATGCGGTTTTCCAGATGCACGAGCCGGAGATTTACAAAGGCCACAACACAAAGGACGTTCATCACTGGGAATGGCTGCAACAAAAGCACTTCAAGCCAATTTATATGCAGGAATTAGACCCATTGGTTCCCGATAGTGTGAGATACCCGCTCGAAGAAGCAAAGGCACTGGCCGGGGTGCAGATGTTCCCATCCACCTTTGCGTATATGGCAGCTCTGGCTGTTCTGAATGGCTACGAACAGGTCCGAATCTTCGGCGTGGAACTCTCGGTAACAGAATATCAATCTCAGGCAAATGGCTATTTATTCTGGTTCGGTTTCCTGCGCGGGCGGCTGAGCGTGGAGAACGTAGACTCAGCTATTTTGCATCTTGGACAAAATATCTTTGAAGTGCCTCTCTATGGTTACGAAGGTGAATTCTCATTGGGATGTGCTCATTTTCAGGAGCGCGTCAAATTTCTGGATGCTCAGTGGTCATCGTCCGAGAAGAATTTACAGAATATGAAAAAGGCAATCGAGCGCGCCGTGGAAAAGAAAGAGTATGAAAAGGTACAGCAGTTCTCTTTGACGTTCCAGACTGCTGCGATGACCTGCGGGGAATTCGCGGGTGCGCTGGCAGAGGCGGAACGATACCACACGTTTGGAGACCGCTATGCGGATAGAGGCGGCTTTGAAACAGCAGCCGCAGAAGCGCAAATCGAAGGCGAAAAGCATAAAGCCCTCATGCTTCACGAAGGCGGCAAGGTCGAATACCTGTGGAACGTCTGGAAGCAGACAAATTCGGTGCAGGCAGTAAATCAGATGCTTGGCTTTATCGAGGCGATGGGAAAATGCGCCTATGATACTGGCGCGCAGCTTGGGAAATATCACGAAAACGTTAGCTATATCGTGAGGTATGACGATATGGCACAGGCGAATGGTGTCGTAAAATGACACCCCGAAATAGTTATGCCACTCTCGCGGAACTCAAGAATTATATGGCCGCGCGTCAGCAATCATCGTCTGTGTCCACTGACACGGTAGATGATGGGGTTGCAGAGCAGCTATTGGAGTATGCCAGCCGCTACATTGACGGGAAAACGTCCCGCTGGTTCTATCCACGTATCGAGATGCGCAATTATTCGATCCCCGACTATCCATATACAGGCCGCGAGATTTGTTTCGACGCCGATCTGCTGGAAGTCATTACTTTCCTGAACGGCGATAATACCTCCGTCGCGGCTACAAACTACAACCTGCACCCGAAGAACGAATCGCCCAAATACAAATTAATGATGAAAGAGACGTCAACCGTTGTTTGGGAAACTGACTCGGACGGAGAATACGAACATGTTTTAGACCTCACAGCAATTTGGGGTTATCACAGCCGCTATGTCAACGCCTGGAAAGTAGGCTCCACCCTGGCGGAGGCGCTGGACGCGAACGAGACGGAATTCGATGTAGCGAGTGCCGCTTTGTTTGCTTCTGGACACATCATAAAAATCGATAACGAGATTTGCATTGTCTCAACTGCGCCAACTGGAAAGGTAAACGTTGTTTCGCGTGGCGACAATGGCTCTACTGCCACAACTCACGATAATGGCGCGACGGTGTATATCTGGGTTCCGATGGAGGACGCGCGTAATGCAGTTATCGAGATTGCCAATACTGCCTATCGCCGCAGGTTCGGTCAGTCCACGAGCAACACGGAAACGGTCACGGCGGCGGGTGTGGTCCTCAGCCCTAAAGATATTCCTTCGATGGCGGCTGAGTTCGTCAAAACTTACAGGCGGTACGTGTGACCATTACCTCCGCTTTCTTGACTATCACAAACAGCATTGCGGCCTTGAGTATCACGGGTGTGACGATCAAGGATGTTGACGAGATTCCGCAGAGCGCGGCACTCATCTGCCCGGTGCTTATCCCGCAGCCGAATGGATTTGTGTCGGATTTTAGTCAAGAACGAGTTTCGTTTGGTTCCAATGGTACTGCTAAGATGGATTTCAACTACAACTTGAATTACGTCTTTTTGTATGCCGAAGCCGGGAGCGGCGTTGGAACGTTTGATATTTATAGTGGATTAATGACGAAACTTTCGGCAATTCTTGTAGCATTCGCCTCTAACGATAAGATTGACGGATTAGTGGATTTGGAAACATCTGGCATTGGAGATATCGGAATCATACAAGACCCAGCAGGAAACCAGTATTGGGGTATCCTGATTTCTCTAAGGGTACTGGAGCACGCGCAATGAAAATCAAATTTCTTTTTGGCTACAGCGGACGCGAGACCGCGATGAGAACCTACGATGTAGATGATATTGCAGACCTCCCGCAGGCGCAGGCGATGGAACTGGTACGGCTGGGCGTGGCTGAGGAAGTGGAAGAGGAAATCGAATCAAGCATCGGGGAAACTAAAGGCGATTTTGGGACACTACCAGATTTCAATCCTGAGGTCGAGCGCGTAGCAAAACCTCGCAAAGGCAAGGCGACAAAATGACACGCACACACAACAAGCATATTCGCGCTTACGTAGACGGGGTGGATATTTCAGGCTACACCCGGCAAATCGGCGCGCTGAGTTGGATGTTCGGGGCAGAGCCAGACGCTGCGCTAACCGACGAATGTAAAAATGTTCTAATCGGACAGGCCGATATTCAAGCCGGACCAATCAACGCGTTTTTGGATAACGACGCGGCCGGGTTATTTGTTTTGGCTGGCTCAGGCACAGCAGATCACGGTACGCGTAATCTCATGGTTGCCATTGGAGCCAACGCCACGCCCGCAGCAGGAGATCCAATTTTTGCGTGGAAGTTTGAGCAGATCGGTTATCAGGTGGAAAAGGGGGCAGGATTTGTCGCGGCTTCGATTCCATTTGGAGGCGCTTCGTATGCTTCGACACTGACCTATAAAAGACCCTGGGGGGTGCTGTTATATCCGAAAGCGGCGCGGACCTCAGCCGCAGGCGCGAACACAGCCGTTGGCATAGACGACTACGGAGCATCTCCCCCGTCGTTGGGAGGAGTATTCTGCTATCATCTTTTCAGCAGCGATGGCACAGTAACGCTCACAGCGCAAGAGGCTGATACCAATCTGGACGGATCATTTGGCGCGATAACCGGCGCGACCTCTGGAAGCATTACTGCCGCAGTCACTCCCCAGCATGGCATGGTTGCGTTGGCAACCAACGCAGCGATCAAACGATATTTGCGATGGCAAATCGCCTTTGGGACAGCCACCACAGCTACATTTGCAATCGGATTCATTCGGAACAATTTGGCATAAAGGAGATAAAACAATGGCAGACACAGGAAGAACTCATGCAAAGCATATCACCGTAAAGGTAGACAATTCGGGCGGAACGCTCACCGATATTTCGGCGTATACGAACAACGTTGGAACGGTTGGGGCCACATACGAAACGCAGGATGTCACGGCTTTTTCGGACGGTTCTAAAAATGTCGTGATTGGCAAGCCCTCTTTGCCACTCACGCTTAGCGGTCCGTGGGATACTGTCATCCACTCGCATATGACTGGCATCTGTGGTACAGGCGTGCCTCTATCGCTGGATATTCAGATCGGTATCCGTTCGGCTTGGGACGCTGGAGAACCGCAGTTTGGAATTACATCATCCTCGACGAGTGGCTACGTTTGTAACTCATACCTCCCGGACTTCAACGCGAACACCTGGACGGCAACGTTCGACGTATTCGGCCCAACAGCCCCCGCATGGGGTACAGCCGCAGAAAGCTAGGAGTAATGTCTAAAGTAATCACCTCCCCATCTACCAAGTGGCCGGGGTCGGTCACGATTGCCGACAATCCGAACTGGGACCAAATCGACGCGATGGAAGCCACTTTCGGAAACCTGACAGGCGAAGGCGAAAGGGTTTTCTACTCGGTGATAGACCGCAACCAGATTCCCGCAATTGTCGCGTGGGTTGAAAAATGGGAACTGGAGAACTTCCCCAATCCAGTTACAGCGGAGAACTTCCCGCGCCTGCCGCGAACCGAGAGTCACAAACTGATTGAGGCGATTTATACCGAGATGCGAAATCTGTATTTCGGACAAGCCGAAATCCCAAACGAGTAAAGGCCGACGCTTATCGGCACGCTAGCGAAGGCCTTCACTCTCCCGAATTGGAAAAGCTACATCGAATAGAACGGTTCGGACTGGAGGCGGTGACGGGACGGAGGGTATTTTACTTCGGTGAATACTGCCGCCTGATTGCCGCTGAGAATATCGTAATAGCCCATGAATCCTCCAAACGCTCACAGAATTGGGCTGAATGGGCGCAATCTAACCCAAGACTAGCTGAGATATTAGCAGAGGCCGTTAAGTTATGCCAAATCCACGAATAGAACTTGACGCGCAGTTGAATAACGCCGACTTCATAAAAAAGGCGCAAGAAGTCCAAGTCAAGATGGACACGATTAAGGACGCGTCTCACGGCTTGGGCATTAGCACAACTGCATTAAATCAAGTTCTCAAAGAACAGGAAAGGACCACTCAGAAATCTACTATGTCGTGGACTGATTTTAGGTCCATGTATCAGACCGTTTTAGATGTAGTGCGGGTAGGGCAGGCGGTTTGGGATGAGGTCGGACAGAAATACGTTGATAATGCTATTGAGGCGGGAAACATGGCCCGGTCGCTTGGCACGACAGTCGAGGAAGCCAGTCGCTTACGGGAAGTCGCTGATGACGTGGGTATCAGTGTAGACACACTTCGTACCTCGATGAAGCTGGCGCAGAAGGACGGATTTCAGCCGAACATTGAAGGCCTCGCGGCGCTGGCCGATGAATATAACTCTCTCGCTCCAGGCGTGGAACGTACTCAATTCCTGTTAGACCGTTTTGGTAAATCCGGTGAGGATATGGGGAAGTTGCTCGAAAAGGGGAGTGATTCCATTCGCGAGATGAGCGCCGCGGTAGAGGAAAATCTAATTTTTACAGAAGAGGCTTATCGACGGTCGTTGAGACTGAAATTCGCACAAGATAACCTCAACGATTCGTGGGATGCATACACGTATAGCGTTGCGCCCCCATTAGTTGATGCCATGACTGGCGTCATTAATCATCAGATGGACCTAATACGCGCGCAAGAATTGGCAACGAAAGACGGAAAGGGCTACCTTCCCGTTGGGTCCGCCATGCTGGTTCAATATATTGACCTGGCCCGGGCCGAACGTGAGGTCGCAGACGCAAAACGATTAGCGACCCAGGAATCAGCATTGGCAACCGGTACATTTGAGGACGAGGCGGAAGCAACAAAACGAATAGCCGAAGAAACGCGCATCGCAGAACAGGCTATAAAGGATATGACGAAGGCCAATCAGGATTACTTGCGAGAGATTGGCGAATTGACCAATGCCCTCGACGCGTTCCAGGACAAGGAACGCGACTTACAGACCACCCATGCAGAACTCTTGGCTAAAAAGCAAGAACTTATCGCGCAGGGTTATTGGCCTGAGAGTGAAGCAGTACAGGACATAAATAAAAAACTTGCAGAGAATGAACAGGCGCAAATGGACAACGCGCTAGAATTTGAACTTGCCACCCGCAGGCGTATTCTTGCGCGTGCGGAGGAAATGCTGTCAATCGACGGCCTGACCACAGAGGAGCAGCAGGGGCTATTGGAGCAGGGTCTAGCGTGGGGCGTCTACACCCAGCAGGCGGTAGACGACATGATACGCATCCAGCAGGAAGCGGACGCACTCGTCGCAAAATACAACTCAATCCCGACAAACGTAAGCACCACGATCACGAGTTACTACAATAGCGTCTACGGGGCGGGTAGCTACACACAGCAGCCCGGTTATTTGGGCGGCTCGCGTGCGGCAGGCGGGCCAGTGATGGCCGGAACTCCCTATCTCGTTGGTGAGCGCGGGCCAGAGGTAATGACCCCGCAAACGAACGGAAATATAACGCCGAATAATGATCTATCTGGAATCATGGATTATAGGCAGATGGGGCGGGCGATGGAAAAGGCCTTTAGCCGTGCATTGAGTAAGGCGGGATAATGCAGGCCAATGCAACCATAAAGTTTTACGGTTATATCTCCGCCGCCTGGGTGGAACTGGATGACGCATGTGGCGCAGCGGGTGCTAATTTGTTTTGGGGAATATCGGGCAATGGGCCGATGGATCGTATCGCGGATACCGCAGATTTACGACTGCCCCTGAACAACGCAACAGGTTTGTATACCATCGGCGGGCCGAGTATGCTTTCGGGGTGGCGCAAGGGCATACCGATAAAGATAGTCATCACGTTTGAAAGCAACGATTACGAGTATCTCTATTATCTGGATGACGTGGACGCGCGTCCAAGCAACAAAGACAAATTAGCCTATGCCTACTGCGTGGACTGGCTCGATTACGCAGAGCGCACCCCGATTGTCAATCCTGGTGTTCAGGCCAATCAACGCGGCGACGAAGTATTGACTACCGCGACAAATCTGATTGGGATAGCGCCTCCAGGCGGGACAGATTTCGATACGGGCCGCGAAACATTCCCAACTGCGTTTGACACGAACACATCAAAGACAACGGTTTACAAGGAGATGGTAAAAGTCGCTTATTCCGAACTCGGTCACGTCTATCTAAAACATGACGGCACGCTCCGCTTCGAGAGCGCGGACAGTCGGCACGGTTGGAGAACAGCGGGAACATTTCCACTTGCCATAGATGATAGCAACCTGGCGATAAACGAAGATGGGGAACTAGCGATAAACGAAGATGGGGAATTTGTGGCAAATGACGAACTTGCCGCAATGACATTCGACGGCTCGGTCATCAAAGATTATGAAGCGCCCTCTGGCGATCATCAGATTAATCGGATGACGGTAGTGGCTTACCCACGCAGACTCGGCGCGTCACCTGAGGTTTTATTTGAGTTGGACGAAGAAATTATTATCGCCTCAGGGCAAACATACCCTCTAAAAGGATATTGGGCAGACCCTGTTGGAGGCCTGCCGATCAACGCACAGGATTGGATAGAACCGGACCCTGCAACGGGTACTGATTGTTCTGCGTTCACGGCAACAGGCGGCGGCGGGTCTAACATCACCTCGAGTCTGACACTCAATAACTGGGCACCGGGCACAGATGGCTTTTCTGTTGACCTATACAACAGCAACGCCGCGACGATGTTTGTTCGCACATTCGATCCTCGGGCAACGGCGATACGAATACCCAATTCAATTGAGCATGTCGCGACAAACGGCGCGTCCATCACGGAGTTTGAAGCCAATAGTGAGACACTGCATCAGAAATATAAAAACGATCTTGGTTCGGGGTCTGTGTTCGTGGACAGTCAGGTCGAGGAGCATAAAGAGCCGCGCACGGTTCAGAATTCTATTACATTTACAGCCAATAAATCCCCCTCTGCAATGATGGCGTTTCTGTACACAGAGGTCGGGGATCTGCGGTATATTGTGATACCAGAAATTGGATTCGCGAACAATTTTTACATCCAGGGAATTGAGGTTACCATGGCTGGCAAAATAATCACAGTGACATGGCACGTGGCAATTGCACTGTCTCTGATTGCAGGTTTTTCGCCACTGGCGATTGAGTTTGCGGGAGGAAGCGCGCCAGACGCCGTCAATTTTGGGTACGTGCCATATATTTCTAATTTACAAACACGGAGTTTTTCTGTGTGGGTGTACATGGACGCGGATGCTACCGGATCAATAGACAATATTATAGGCTATGGGGTTTACGTTCTTATCAGCGTCAAATCTCCGCGCTATATCCAGTATTATCAGACTGCGACTCCCGCTGGCATTAATGGGATTTGGAAAACCCCTGATAATTCTGTACCACTTGGAGGCTGGACACATATAGTTGTTACTCACGACACATCTACAGACCCAACAGCCGACCCCGTTATTTACATCAACGGAACATCCCAAACGTTGACGGAAACCAATACACCGGTGGGTGCGCGGGAAGACGAGGCCGGATTGGAGTTTGTTATCGGGAACACCCACTCCAGCGCCAGCGATTACGACACATCGTTTGACGGGAAAATTGCCGACCCGCGCATTTATGGACGTATCACCCCGCAATCGGAAGTAACTACATTATACAATGGCGGCACTCCTGACGAAACACTCCTGACTGACGGGTTGAGGTTCCAGGGCTTTGCGGTGCGCGATGAGGATTTAGCGGACTTCGTAGATCAAACTCTGACCACATCACAAAAAGTATTCGACAATGTTTTCAAGGTCGTCGGTTCAATTCACGGCACTCCCGTGGGGCGCGCCGCACCGTAGGAGATGACATGGCTGTAAAAGATTCAACCCGCACACAGGCAAGCGCATTCGAGAGCGACGACTTTTTTCGCGGCGTAAAAAATCGCGGCACAAGTCCAGCTACACAAATCTTCTCACGCGCAGTAATAAAAACCTATTTCGACACGGTCTACCAGCCAGTTGGTTACCCAGCGGGTCATCTGTTCGGCATGAAAATCTCGAATAACGCCTCAGACCCGACGAATGATATTGACATTGCAGTCGGCCAATGTAGGGATAGAGCCAATACAGCAGACATGGCGCTAACAACCGCGCTCACTGGCAAACAGTTAGACGTTGCCTGGGCGGTGGGGTCGTCTGCTGGATTTTTGGATCAAGGCTCGATTGCAAACGCAACCTATCACGTGCATTGCATCAAACGTTCCGATACCGGCGTGGTCGATGCGATTGCGTCTCTCTCGCACGATGAGAGCGCAGTCATCACCATGACTATTGCCTCCCCCGCCGTTGTAACGTGGGGTGTGGCTGGAAACGGGCATGGATTAGTAGCGGGTTCGCCTGTGAAATTTTCGACTACCGGCGCGCTCCCAACAGGCGTTACGGCGGGAACGCAATATTATGTTATCGCCACTGGATTGACTGAAACCGCTTTTCAATTTTCAACCTCCAACGGCGGCGCGGCAGTTAATACCAGCGGCACGCAATCGGGAGTACATACGGGATTACCAGGCCCGAAGTTACCAACGAGCTACGATTCGTTTCGACGTATCGCGTCGATCGTTAGAACTGGATCGGCTATCAAACCGTTTGTACAGTCTGGTGACAAGTTTGCATGGAAAGTCCCTGTAACAGATGTCAATGCAACCGCTCCAGGAACCGCGGCGGTAACGCGTACACTTACCATTCCAACGGGACTGAGGATCGAAGGGATTGTGTCTGTGATTGGTGCGAGCAATTCAGGCGTTGCCGATAATCCGCAGGGCATCTTGATCACCGACCTCCTACAAACCGACACAACGCCAACCTACCCGCTCAACTTGTTTTATTCATATAGCGGCGCGGCGTTCCCGATGTTTACGAGCAGCGCAGACATAAGGGTATTTGCGAACCGCTCCGCACAGGTGCGGAGCAGGGTTGAGATTTCAGCCGCAGCGACCATCCTTATAATCAATACGCATGGATGGATCGATACGCGCGGGCGGCTGGAGTGATCCTCATTCCCGTTTGGTTCCTGCTCGCAGAAATCGGTATACTAGAGGGTATGCTGATTTATATCTACGTACGCAACCGCGCGTCTACGATGGGATGGGTGGCGGGTTTTCTCGCAATCCCGATTGCATATGTCTGGATCACGTACGCGATTACGCCATTTGTTCCGATAGAGGCCGCGCGTATTCTGGCACGCTACGCGTTCGCGGTGCTCTTTTTCACGCTCATCATTCTGTTCGGGCGCTACATCTGGGGGCTTCGGAAATGAGTGACTGGGTTGTAGTGCTGGAGGCCATCGGCGGGTTTATCGTTGTTGTGTCTGGTATCTGGCTGGCATGGAAAAAGTTCCCGCGCGAGATGAAGCAGACAGATATATCTCTTGCTCAGAGTGCCTACACTCTGGCGCAACAAGCCATCAAGGACAGAAAAGAGGATGGCGCGCGCATTGACGAATTGGAAAAGAAAATAGACGCTTACGAAGAAACCATCAAGGACAACAAAGTGGCGATGAAGCTCAAAGAGGACCGCATTGAAGAACTGGAACGGAAAGTCCGTTTGTTAGAAGACATGCTCGCCTCTCAACGCGTTGAATTCGAGGAGCGATTGACCTTGCAGAGAGACGAGTATGAACGGCAGATCGGCGAACTGCAAAAACAACTCGGCAGTGTGAAGCGCACAACCGACGAATTGAAGGAAAAGAAATGAACGAACACATTGGATTACGCGCGGGTTTATACGTTCCCAAAAATAATCTAAGGTCCATCCTTAACCGCGCGCTCAACCCGAGAGGCCGGCGCTTTGTCGTTTCTCTGAGTGCTGTTATCGCTACACTAAAAGAGATCCCGGATTATTCCTTCTGGCAAGGCAGGCCCAATCACGATCTTATGCGGACAAAGACAGACGCGGTAGTCATTCGGGCCGGCCAGAACGTTTGGAAGGATGTTCAATTTGATCGCAATTGGGCAGAGGCTAAACGGGTAGGAATGAAGCGCGCGACATACTGGTTTTATGATGACCGCGCATCGCCTGGAACACAGGCGGCTTTGTGGCTTAGCATGTTGCAGAACGACCCGCCCGAGATGGAATTGTGGGCGGATTGGGAGAACTCCTACGGCGGGCCATATAGCGGACTAAAAAACGTGGTTGCGTTTATGGAAGCGATGGAACGCGGCTTGCCCAATTGCAGGATTGGAATGTACACAGGCTATTACTGGTTCCGCGACCATTCCAACGCAGTCACAAACGCAAGCCAGTACAATTATTTGAAAGCGCATCCGCTATGGGAAGCGTGGTATACGAGCAATCCAGCGAATGTCCTAATTCCTGCTCCGTGGTCCAATCTGCTTTTATGGCAGTTCGGAACTCCCGCGGTTGGGCACGAGTGGGGCGTAGAGAGCGCCGAATTGGACATGAACTATTTCAACGGCTCACAGGCCGATTTCGATGCACGATACAGCGGCGGCACAACTCCCCCGCCAACAGGAGGCAACATGCAAGTTATTCAAGGCACGGTAAAGGGAACCGTGCATGTTCGGATCGGGCCGTCCAATACCTATAATCAGGTTTCTACGGACCCGAAGTTTCTTGTTCCGGGCGACATCATTGAAGCCAGTGAAGCCTATAATCAATGGCTCAAATTATCAAAGGTGAACGGCGTCGCCATCACCGATACGCGTTGGGCTAGTTCAGGAGTGAGCCAGGCTTATATCGCGTGGGAGTGGGTTGCAGTTGATGAACCACCTCCTCCGCCTCCGCCCCCTGCCGAGACGCGCGAATTCATCGAACAGAAAACCATGATCGATCCAGACGGCGCGCGCTGGACCGGCGAAGCGCATTTCGTTTTGACGAAGCAACTATAATGTACACGGTTCAATCGACGCTCAGGTGGCAGGTGGCCGAACCGCCTCCCGCCGTGCAACTTTATCGCGTACTCCATGACGCGGAGCGCGGCCCGTTGTGGCGGTGGAGTGTTCCAGAAGTCTACCCTGTCGGAGGTGTGGCAATTCCGCTCAATGAGGAATGGCAGCTATTTACGAAGGCGCTCAATCCAGATATGACGCCAATCAAATGGCGGAGGCTGATGGGGTATAAAACAGCCTTCAATAATTTTGACAGTGGCTTTGACTATCCGGGCGGAACTGCAAAGCCCGATTACGTGAACAGGCTTGATCTGACCGCGACAGGAAAGCTCAAATACGACAAGTCGCGCGTGTGCGGCGGTGCGGTAGTAACAGGCACAGAAGGCTACAGCGTTTTACAAGCATTGAAGGATGCACTGACATTGATAAAGACGGTAAGGCGGACTGTGCTGGCTCGAAATTTCCGCGCCTCCATGCGTGCGCTGGTCGCAAACAACGTCCTGATTGTTTCCATGCTGGACGGAAACGCCGCACCGCCCGCCGTAGAGGACGTTGCAATCTGGCATAAGTTTTGCGCGTTAAACGTGGTGAACGAAACCACGCTATCACGTTTTCCGCAGGGTGATGGCGCGGACGTGTGGATTCCACTTGTGGCGCGTGAAACAATCAAGATACCGTTGGCACACTTGGCGAAGGTGGATATGAGCAAGCCGCTCCCGTCACCCTATTTGATTTATAGTCCCGCGTAGGAGGCTGAATGAAAAGAGCAATCTTGCTAACGACGCTGCTGGCAAATCAGGGCGACACCACCGCGCCGACGGTAGTGATTACGTGCGACCAATCCAGTCCTACCCCCGTGTCGCCTCTGACGTTTACAGTTACATTCTCGGAGGATGTAACGGGTTTTGAGGTAGCGGATTTCGGAATTACCAACGGCACGAAAGGCACGTTTACGCCGGTTTCGGCAACGGTTTATACCTTATCCGTTGTTCCTAACGCACTTGCGACTGTGACGGCAACCATCGCTGCCGGGGTATGTCAGGATGCGTCGGGAAATCTTAACACGGAAGCGACTCCGTTGGCGATTGTGTCTACTGCCATTGTTGTGGATGATTTTACTGACATCCGTTCCGCTGGAGCAATCAATGGCACATCGGCAACACCCGGGCCGGGCGTTCGCTTATGTGTGGACGTGTCTAATAAATTATCCATAGATGGTTCTGATCTTGTATGTGCAGGAGGTAAAGCTGTGCCCGCCGTTGGGGACCCTGGAATTTGGTGGAACGCAGTTACACGCTCCCCAGGTATATGTGCAATTGCCTGCCTTTACCCTGCCGCAACTACAATCGGCTTTCTGCGAGGAGTGGTATTCGACGGAAATCAAAGCGGGGACACCGTAGACGTGGCATTCAACCTCCCGAATTTTGGTTACACTAACGCAAAAATCGGGGCTGCTAATTTCCCGGATTTCAACGGCGTGGTCTATGCTGCGCTTAATGATGTGTATTTGGCTATCGTCCAGAGGTCGGCAGGCTATCATTTGTTGCTAAAGGGCGGGGGAAGTCATCCCGATTGGGAACGTGCTTGGGTAACGCTGGCGGGGATAACAGAAAACCTTTATCCCGGCGTTTTAAATTATGATAAAGTTTTCAACGTGGATTATTTCAGGGTTGCGCAATTAGGCGCGCCGTGGACTGCCCCATCCGCTGATGGAACCATTATTGCCTCCCCTGCGGTGGATGCGGTATTTACACTCACTGAACGATTTTTGATTTACCTGACTGTTACACTTCCCAGTTCTGGAAACATCGAAGTGCACTACAAAATTCAAGATGCTACGAATTTCATGCGAATTTTGATTTCCAGCGCAGGCGCATATTCCATGGCCAAGGTGGTGGATGGCACACCGTCTACTCTGTTGAGCGGAACCGGTGTCACAAATGGTATGCGGGTTGGAATACGAGTTCTGCCGTTGAATCTGGGCACATGGTTTCATAAAGGAGACATCACGGGCGCGTCGTATTCATACGACGAAACGTTCATGGCGGAGGTGGACGGGAAAATTGCAGATTTAGGAACTGGAGGAGCAATCACAAGTTTAGAAATATATCCATATTACATTGGGGGAGATGCGCTGACAGAACTAACCGCAATGAATCATGCAACATTCAAGGGCTTCCAGGTCAACTCCGCGACGATGGCGAACGCTTCGTCGCGTCTCACTATCCCTAACGGCGAGACAGGCGGCAATGCAAATCAAGTTGTGCATCCTGATGTAGTCAGGCCAAATCCAACAGGTAAATGGAATGGATATACCTACTGGATGGTTATCAATCCATATCCTGAGAGCGACGAATCTAAAGAAAATCCGTGGATTGTAGTTTCCGACGACATGGAGACATGGATCGAACCGCCGGGGATAATCAATCCAGTCGTGGCGGCTCCGGAAACATCACACAACGCCGATCCTGATTTGTTTTACGATGCAGATTTAGACACTCTATATTTAGCCCAGCTTACGCCTGATGGATTAAGCTTGACATCATCCATTGATGGCATAACGTGGGCAGCACAAGCCACAATCATAGCTGGATTTCCTGATGTATCACCATCTATCGCAAAAAAGGGGGATGGCACATTTGAAATTTACAGTATATATCCTATTGTCGGACAGGAGGTTTGCCGTGTTCGGACATGTGCCACAATCGACGGCACGTGGAGCAGCCCGACAACCTGTTTTACACGCTCGCCATACTCAGACCCACAAAACATGTGGCATTTGGATGTCTATCTTGAAAACGGAAACTATCTTGCTATGATAACCGTCCATGACACGGGCGATTATATGTGGCTGGCGTCCTCAACGGATGGGAGACGCTGGCACATTGCCGACACTCCACTGATGTATAAATCTGTTTCGGGGTGGGATAACAAATGGATTTATCGCGGTTCGGTGGGAATTCGCACAGCAACAGGATTTGATGTCATCTACTCCGCAAAATCGGATGCCGGTGCAGGAGATTGGGGTGCGGGCCGAACGCAATTGACTATCCCGCTGGTGTAAATAGAATGAACATTCGGTGAAAGGAAAAATCATGACTTACGACAGCGAGAAGGATACGAGAGAACACATCCGGCACGTTGACCATTTCATGAAGGAAATCTTCTTCAAGTTGCTTGACCGAAAAGAAAAGCACGACGCAAGCAAGTTGGAGCAACCCGAAAAGGAAACGTACGACACTCTTGTACCCAGGCTCAAACTTTTGAAATATGGAAGTCCTGAGTACGAGGCGCTTCTAAAGGAAATGAAACCCGCGCTTGCTCATCACTTCGCAAACAACCGTCATCACCCGGAACACTTCGAGAACGGCATTGACGATATGACCTTAGTAGACGTTGTGGAAATGTTTTGTGATTGGATGGCCGCAAGCATCAGAAGCGATACAGGATTTTCAAAAGGTTTAGAGGTGAACAAAAAGCGTTTCAATATGTCTGACCAACTTTACAGGATATTTGCCAATACCGCTAAAGAACTCGGCTGGTATGAATAAAACGGATATTTGTTTGGAGACTGCATGAAACTAACCGCTCTTGGAGTGAAGACCTGGTGACGTATGACAACGTTATTTGTATGACCCAACGCGTGGCGGCGGATGGCCGTAAACACAACGCCACCGATACTGACAGTAACGGTGTACAATATCAACAACATCTCCGCGCGGAGATGAATTAGTAAAAGGAGATCATATGCAGTACACTCCGAGACCTGAGGACTTCGAGAAACTTGAGAACAACTTTAAGTATCATGCGCCGAAGCCTGACCAACCCGAACGCTATGAGGCAATTCGAGCGAAGGCAAAGGAATTTGCTGAGTTGCTTGTGAAAAATTGCCCGCCTAGCCGCGAGTTATCGGTGTCCCTCACCGAACTTGAAACGTCAGTTATGTGGGCAAATGCATCAATTGCCCGTAACGAAAAGTAAAAGGAGAATTCTCAATGAATAAGTTTTTGTCAGTTGTGGCGGCGTTGCCGTTGCCAATCCCCCTGTTTCTGCTGGCCGTGACGTTCATCTATGGCCTGTTGAAATATTTCTTCCCCGATCTGCCGTTCACGCAGGAGCAGATTCAGTACGTGCTTGAGCAGTTACTCGCACTTTTCGGCATCGTCCTGACTGCCCAGTTGCGAACGCGAGGCGTCTTGTAACAGACAACGCGGCTCCGATAGAAAAATGGAAACCTCCCGACTTCTGCTTTCGAGTCGGGAGGTTTCGTTAGGAGGAGAGCCGCACAACGGCTTGCGTTACTGGCTTTGCGGTAGCCCGCAGTGCCGACACAATTTACTAACCTCATTCGCCGGCTCGAACTTTTCGCAGGTGCATACCAGCAAAGTCCGCTGCACGCGGTGTTGGGCGGCGCGGCCTTGCTCCTCAACTTCGTATTGATAGAAACCGAGACAGCCGCCGACATTTCCAGCCAGTGAGCCACGCTTTATTTCTTTCGCAGCATCACGCACCAACGCGGCGATGTCTTCAATCTCGTCGGCGTAGACAGTTAGGGTGAGTTTCAACTCTGCGTTTTCAACAATTGCCATAATACACTTTCCTTTCTTTATCTACCATAGAACGGCTTGTGTTACCCGTGGCGGCGTACTCCTATCCACGGATAACTCATATAAAAAGTTTCAATCTCTGGATCATTGTGGCATAGTTTTGTAAATATTCTGCCATCTTTCCCTGTTTCAATATCGAAGCATGAAAATCTACCAGCCGCTAAAACTGCCGCTTTGATATTTTTATACGTGCGCCTCTTGCCGCGCAAATCAGACACGGTGTCAAAACTATCTAAATATATAACGCTCATTTTGCCTTTCTTTCGGACAGCCACGAAGCCACCTAACGGCTTGTATTACCCGCGAGTGGGCGGGATAAACTTTCAGACTAGATAAATGCCTGCAAACGGAGAGCATACCCATCATCCGCTGCACGCATTGTTAGGCGTGCTAATTTCCTTCAAGATACAAATAAGACTTTTCCTTGCGCTTATTTTCTTCACTCATGGTTGGATGTGAGCGCATTATCCAGCCACCTTCGTTTTCGACTCCCTGAACAACATGCCATTCATCTTCTGAAATAATTTCATAATCGCTATAGCGACCATTCAGGATTTCCATATCATCAGGATATTGTTCCAACATCTTTTTCAATTGACCTACGTTCATCACGTTTCTCCTTTCGCAAGAAAACGACTAACGGCTTGCGTTAGCGGCAGGGCGAACAGATAGAGCAATATAAATTGCCATGTTCGTCCATCTTGAAAGCCGCACTGTTTACGTGGGTGCAAGCCCCGTCGGCTGCACGCGGTGTTAGAAGGCATCTCTCGCATTTCACCTTCTTGGGGGCAACTTTGCAATAGCGATACACTTCATGACCACATTCAAGTTTCAACATGCGACCATAGCTATCACCATAAGATACTGACAAAACCTTTGAGTAATTTCTGTAATCTGACATAGATGCCTTCTAACGGTTTGCGTTACTGGCGCAAGCCTTATAAGTTTATTTTTCACGCGCCTTGCGGCGGGTTGATCCGCATATCGCACACGTAACGGCATCTGTGCCGATCAAAGCATACTCCGCACCACAATCGGCACAAACCGGCTGCCGCGCGCTGGGATGGGCGGCCTCTGCTTCTTTGATTGCATTGTAAACCGCCTCGTAGGCGCGATTGTATATGTCTGTAAATTCCGCGCTCGGCCACGGAAGATGCCGTGCGATGGCATCACGTACTGGCGCCATAAACTTTTCGACGCGCTGATCACCCTCCCACCATGGTTTTATCGGGACTGTTACAGCCTCGTCTTTTTTCATTTCGTCTCCGTTCTGTTTGGGCGTGTGTTCTTTGACATTAGTTTTATCTGTTCTCTCTTATCGTTGAAGTATTTCAGTGCTTCCGGAATTCGATGAAACCAGCGCGGCAAAATTCGGTAGGGGTTGGGCGGAGTTATCAAACCCAGTGCGTTCAATATCTTTTCGTCTTGTGGAACGTAGTTTGCATCATCCACAAAACGCTGGAGAGTTCCAAACTTTATCTCTCCGCCGTAGTAGTCACGAGCGATGACGCGGTAGGATTTCACGACCTTATGCAGGCGGCGCAGCTGTGACTTTGCTTTCCTGATTTTGGCTTTAGACGGTTTCATTTGGTGGCGGCTTTCCGTATATGTTTTTTAGTAGCTCACGCAGGTGTCACGGGCGGTGACGGGCATTGTAATTCTGGTTGTGCGACCCCAAAACGCCCGTTTCACTTCTTCGGCGGCTTGCGTAGGTCGCGCCAGGCGATGTACGCCAGGGCGCACGCGATCCCGGCCACAACCCATGCGACCTGTGCGCATAACTCCCAACCACGAGTGATACTGTCATCCATTTTTGTCTCACTTTTTCACTCACTTGTCACTTCACTTCACTTCGCTTTTTCGCTTTACGGGTAAATCTGCATTCCAGGCGTGTAAATAATATGTCAGTGGGGGATAGGCGGTAAAGGATTTCCATTGGCAATCTTACGCACAAGTTTCCAGTCCCCTACCGTATCGGGAGAGTTTGCGTGTTCGGATTTGCGGAACAACGCGCCGTAGTGCCTCCACTTGTTCTTGAGTTCTACAAACTCAGAGCGCGGAAACTTCCCTGACTTGACCCAGAAACCCTCAGTCGTATCAACCTTGTCCAAGCCCCAGTCACTCCGCATCTGAATTAGCGTGCGCGCAAATCCGCGTTCCTTGTCGAATTTTACAAGGTCAACCGTCATTTGATTTACGACGCCATTGATGCGGACTGGCGGCATGATGCGTTGGGCGGGCCGCTTGGGAGCCTCTGGCGCGTGTGATGTGTATTCAAGGTCTGACTTCTCAGCTCGCAGTAAAAAGATTGCATGACAGCAAGCGACAAAGCCGAAACCAAAGTAAATGGAGTAACTGAACCACGGAGACCACTTACCGCCAAAGTTGTAAACCAAATAGACGCCTGCTAACAGGCTTGCATTTGGAAACAACCAGTAGTAATGCTGGACATACATTACACGTCTCTCACTTGTTCGCGTCTCAGAATGATCGGCCCTTCCCCTTTCGACACATTACCGTGATAGCGATTGATATAGACTCGGAGTGTGCCGTCGGGCTGCTCGTAATATTTGCAATCATACGCGGCGATCCCCATGTCGCGCGTTTCTTTATCGTAGATCACGTTCCCATTTTTCAACATTCGGTTGACGCCGATAATGGTGATCGTGTCGATGGGGATTAGATCATCGCCTACAATCTCAGGCATTATCTTTTTCTCAACACAATCAGGAAGAACACAATCACAGCGGCAACGATTGGTAACGCCGCATCTCCAATCTCGACCCACTGTGCAACCACGATAATGGAAGAACCGCACGCGAAGATGAAAGCAATGATGAGCATGATTCCTGCAATTCTGTTCCTGGACACGTTACGCCTCCGTGAAAATCTTCCACGCCCACCACAACAAAAACAGGAGTCCCGGAACTGTGAGCACAACGACAAGTAGAATTTCTCTGACGCGAGTAACCTTGTTTTTATCCATCATTCACATCCTTGAAATAATAGCCTGGGTCGTCCTGCATCGGCGGCGTTTCGTGCGGCTCAGCGGGAGTGTGGTCCGAGTGAAACCAGATGGGTGGCAGTGGCACGATGCCTTTCCGCCACAGAAACGAAATCAGGATAGCGGCGATGAGGCCGAATACAAAAAACAGAATGGAGGCGTTCTCGGGATTACTCATTTTGACCTGATGAAATTGATGCTGTTATCTTCTTCGTCAATCACAACCTTTTCAACCCGGCCTGCACGATACGCCTGTTCAATTTCGCGCCTTACGCGGCGGGATGATCTCCGATTGATTTTCCATACTGCAAAACGCGAACTGCCTTTTAATAAAATAAATGTGGCAGTAAAAAACAAAATACCAAATGGAAGGAACGAGTCTATCATTGGTTGCGTTCCGTCTCATGCAGATGCAGAGTACACACGTCATACCACCACTGCATAATGGCATTTTTCGCCTTACGCCCAACGTTATTCTCAATTTCACTCTCTGATGCGTTTGCGACAGCTTCAAAAAAAGTCTCGCGTTCTTTTGCAGGCAGATTGTCTTCCGAGTTTATAGCGGTCAACAGTTTCGTAAACATGCTTATATCCTTTCCAACGGTCTCGGTTAGCGGCTCTTCTTGTAGCGGGAATTACGAATGTCATCCATGTCCATTGCACGGATATCGAGGTTGATGACGGCTGCGCCAAGATAGTTTTGCGCTCTCTCGTCTCCAATTTTCACAACACGCAATTTTTCTACAATACTCATCAATTCATCAAGATACATTTTGCCTCCTCGGGCGAATCGCCCAACGGTTTGCGTTACTGGCGGGGCTTTCTGCAATAAAAACAGTGGTCAAGATGCTTACTATTGACCTCTTTACAATGTTTGCATCTCCAATACAACGGAAAGAATAATAGTCTGAGCAGCCAATCAATCATTAGATTCATCGTTTTCTGCTGATGCAGCTTGCCTGCCGTCTGGTGCACGCGGTGTTAGGCAGCCCCACTGCTGCGCCATTGCACCTGCTATGGAATCAAACGATATGGAGCGATTTTTTTCGCCATGATTAGCTTCTGTAAAATAACGCTTCTTGGCTCTTGGTGTATTATCAATATAGGTTGGCTCTGGATAATCTGTCATCGTTTTCTTTCCAAATAAATCATCTTCTTTCCACCACCATAATTTAGGTAAGTTCTTTAGCCAAAGGCATGTACGCTTTAATTGACGCTCACCAAAATAATAGGGGTGAATTATCTGATCTGGTTTCCTGTAAACTTTACCTGGATACCCTACGGGATTTTCAATGCACGCCATTGGTATGTTGCAATTCACAAATAGCATAAAAAACTTCATGGCTTCTTCTCGTAGCTCAACTCTACCTGGTTTGTTCCAAACGTGGTTAGCTGCGTAACTTAGATAAGTGCAAGGCGGGTGAGCAATGAGCAAATCCCAATTTTCAAAAAGGATGTCTCGCACATCACCCTGATAGTGATTGCCAGGTGTTTCACTCTCGCGGAAGTCGCATGACCAAGCATCATGTCCCCGAGCCGCGAAAGCGCTCCTGATCGTTCCCGTGAATTCACACGCTACTAAGATACGCATAGAGGTTGCCTAACGGCTTGCGTTACCCGCAAGTGGCGGGCGTAGCATCTTCCCAAAGAATAGAATCACCTTCAGGGTGGATAAGATAATTTTGGCGGGCGAATCCCACTTGTCGGGTGGACGCTGTGTTAGATGCGGTAATGCCTTCAAGCGCGTCAAGGATTTCGCACCACAGATCGAGCGGGACTACTGCGCGTTCAGCCGCGCCAGATAAACCCTGTACCCCTGTTTGAGACCCACGCGGGGCGGACTCGTGACACTTGCGCCCATTCTTGCAAATCGGACGAGGCGACCAGCCAGGGACAAATCCCCAAAGATCGGTCGGCTTCATGTTCTTATCACCATACTGGCAATAAGTGATCGTTGTTCGTGGTAGAGTTTTCATAAATGGCAACTTACGTAATACTCCGCGTGGATTTTCGATAATGAAGGCTTTAGGTTTCATGTCTCGGATAATTTGCAAGGTATGCTTGACCAACCTTTGAGACAATTCAGCGTGTGGCGTTTTTGGAATATACGCTCTCGCACCACCACCCCAATGATGCCCCATTGCCGCAACACTAAACGCTTCACATGGCGGGGATGCCCACACAAAATCGAAATATCCGAACTTCTCTGCTGTCATTTCAAAAATATCAGCCGTTATTGTGCAGTTAAATTCTGGCACATAATCAAGCGTGATGTATTCATGCCCGCGTTGTTCTATAAACGCGCGTCTTTGATTGCCACCAATGCCAGCGAACAGATCAAGGATTTTCATAAGCATCTAACTACTGCGTAAGCGGACGGTTTCCGCATAAGACACCGCCGGGGGACAAAAAGCCGCCTAGCATTCCCGCTCCGCGACCAGCGCACGGAGGTCTATCACTGACCACTTCCATTTCTTCGGCATCGCTAGTTCCGTCAATTCCACCATGACGCTTTCACCGTAAGTTTTGAGCATGTAGTTATCATAATAATAATGCCAGTGGTTGTGCGCGCCGTTGCAGGTTGAGCATTGGCAATTACAATTTCTTAGATCGTACCGAATGCGCTGTTTGCCCGCTGGTATCCAATGACTAATCGTCAAACCTTCCGTTGCCCCGCAGGTGACACAGCAACCATCACGGGCTTTCACAAAATCGGCTGTCAGATTCCATAGTTTCTCTTCCAGTTGACGACGTTCCGATTTTGAACGGCGGCGCTTCTGCTTCTTTTGCTTCACCGGCTTGGGTTTACCGATGATGGTCATAACTTCGTGGTGTTGCGCGGCGCGGAGGGTATTCATTTACATCTTCCACATTCGCAGGCGGGCGGAACCTTCGCGTCAATCGCGGCGAGAATGGCCTTCGCGTCAATCGCGGCGAGAATGGCCTTCGCTTTATTCTCCGCTTTCTCTGCCTGCCGTTCGTTGTACATGACGGGAATAACAAGGTGCTCGTATGTCTCACGGCAGCGGTAGACAGTGAAACATTGCCGCCAACCGCCGTAACGCATGTAAAGTTGGACCTGAATGAAATGCTTGTAGGAGGCCTTCATTTCCTTGCGGATACGCTCGAACTTGTCCACGGTCAACGATTTGATCTCCAGCAGGTCGTTATCCAGGGTCAACCCGTCGATGTGACCACACAGGCGGTCATCAAACGGGGCGATCACGCCGTATCCATTATCCATACAGCCGATACCTGATTTTTGCAGGAGCGACAAAACGCTCCGCTCCTGCTCATATCCTGCAAAGCAAAAACGATGCGTGGCTTCTGAGATTTCCCCTACGCCGTCAAAATATTCGTTGTACGCCGCGCGTGGGCAACCTGATATTTTGGAAATGCCGAGATACTCTCGGTGCTGATCCAGTCCGCTATTTGCGGCGATCTGCTGAGTGAGTGTATTTTGAATTTCGTTTACAGTTGTCATTCTTTCACCACAATCAGCGGAATAGCTGGAAAGTGATAGTTGCGATATGGCTTGCCAGTCTTGCCATTGATGCGGACCTCGAAGATGTCGCGTACATCTACAATCGTTACATGCTTGCCGCGTATCCGCATGAGCGAAATTATGCGTCGCTTACGCCGAATGGTTGTACCGCAGTGGGGGCATTTCATCACTTATCCCTCAATACAAGTTTGACAGTAAATTTGCCCTTCACAAAATCTGCGAACTCCACACGATATGACATCCCATTTAACTCCACGTTCAGTCCCGCCTTCGGGAGTTTTGAAATTGTATGAGATGTAGCCCCTTTCTCTTCGGCTGATTTGATTTTTGCGGTCAAATCGGCAATGTTTGAAAGGTCAATTTCGCTCAATTGCTTGATGTTACCTAATTCATCTCTGCTTTGCATGTTTACTCCTTTGGTTTCTTTATCCATTCCTCTGACTGCTCCACGTGTTCCCATTCCACAACGGCGCGATCATAACCAAACTTGCGGACCAGTCTGGAAATGGTGGAGGCAGAGACAGGTATCCCCGTTTCCTTCGTGACGTATGCGGCGACCTTGCGAGTACTGGTCATGCCACGCACTTTTAGATATTTCTCAATCGCCTTGCGTACCTGGGTCTGTCCTTCAAATGTTCGTGCTGTTCGTTGTACTGTTTCATTCATGTTCTAATTATACGTCAGCTGCAAACAAATTACAACCCCCAATTTCAGCCCTCGGCGGGCTGCGGAATTTCTACCAATTTTCGGAGGTACGCGTTACGCCCGTTCACCTCTCCAAATGGTTCATCCATTTCGCGATCCAGAAATGGGCAGTGGCTCTCGTAGCAATGCGAAAGGCCTCCGAGTTGTTCGTCCATTATCAAGCCGAAAATAACCTTTTTGCAGTTGTCGAAACAGTAGTGATTTATTTCCGCCTTTTGCAATTCCCAAACAGTAACAAATATTTTATCCATCGTTATCCTTCTCTCTGCCGCACGCAGGCGGCTAGTCCTCTGCAATCGCCTTGAGTTCAGCGGTGAATTCGGCTACCGCCTTTTCATAACGCGCGCGCTTCTCAGGCGGCAATTCAGTCTTCCAGTCAGCACGCGCGGGCATGAGCATTCGGATCACGGAACGCAGGCGGCGCAACCAGTGAGGGGTATCGTTTTCCTTCTCGCCCACATGCGCCCCAAGTTGCTCGCGCGTCATGCCTTCCAGCGCAGCGGTCTGTAAATATTCCCACGTTTTCCAGTTTGATAATTCCAGAGAGCTTCGCAGCCTTGCCGCCTTGACCCATAGAGCGATATTAGCCTCTTCCCATATGTTACGAGCCGGTTCGTACCCATCCCCGCCGAAGTCAAGATATAGCCCGTACGCGTTGCGATAGTTCGTGACTGTATCGTGCGAACATTTACAGTCATCTGCGACGGCTTTGGTATCGCTTTCGTCTACGTGCCAACAACATTCCGCGAAGTGTTTCAAGTCCTTGTTTGCTTGCCTCCATGCGCGGACTGCTTCGATGTGATGGTCCACTTTCTTCAACATGATATCTCCTTTCACAGCAACGGCGGGCGCGCTCATGCCGGGCCCGCTTTCAGCCCTTCATCACACGCATTGGCGATTGTTTCGCGCGTGATTGTTGTGGCTATGTCGTTTTGCCAGCGCGGGATTTTGTCGCCTGTTACAAGAAACTTTATGAAATGTAGGTTCTTTTCCAGTTCTGCCACTCTCGCCCTCAGCGCGGCCAGTTCCGCGGCGGCTTTAGAATTCAGTCCGACGGGTAAGTGATTTGTGCTCATAGCCGTGCCTCCCGTATCGCCTGACAGTGCGGGCAGCGGTAGAGTACCTGCCGCGCCGTCCCGCATAACTCGCACGGCGGCGGGTTGAGTTTCGATTCCAGTGTCTCCAGTTCCAGCAATGCCTCATCTGCCTCGGCGTTGTACTGCTCCGCCTGCTGGTGGTTCGTGCCCAGTGTGCGATGGTTCGAGATTATTCTGTCTAGCATGTCATCCTTCTTTCTGTGCCCGCGCGGGGGCGGTATAATTCTGCTCGCGCGGGAAGCACGCTTCGGCGGCGGTGTCCTGCGGTGGATTGAGTTCCACGTTCTGCCTGCTGCCGCTCGCGACGGCAGTGGGTACGGCATCATTCAGTTCAACTAATTTCACCGTCCCATTCTCCAAAAAGCGGATCACCCCATCGCCGCGCTCGGCTACCTCGCGGTAGTGCTTTGCGCGCGTGCGGCAGTTCTCAGCGGTGCAAAGCCTGCCTGCCATTTCCATGTCCGCGCCGAGTTCATCCCAGGCATTCGCGTACCACTCGAAGGACGGGAACAAGGACATCTGACTAAGCGTGTAATTGCGGTCTGAAAGTTCGTCGATCATTTTGTCATCCCTTTCGTAAGCTGCTTGATCTGTGCGCCCGCGTCCAGTTGCGCGCGCTTTTCCCGTACATACTCCTTGACTTCTGGAAGCATGGCTGTTTTCATGCGCTCGCGTGCGATCACTTCCCGATATGCGTCTGAAAAGCGCGCCCGATCCGCGGCGGGGTTGTCAGTCAGGATGGCCTCCCGCCCGCCCAGGAGTTTCACTGTCTCAGTCACAGCGGGGTGCGCGTATGTTTCCCGGTATCCGCCCGCGTCGCAAATGGAGCATTCGTCCACGTGGAGGCTGTAATCCCGCAGCACCTTTCCAT